GCACTCTTTTGATCTACCAATATCTTATGCCAATTATGAGCTATGGTGTTATTTATTTTTAATGTATCTTCTACCTGTACTCCATTTTCCCAGTAATAGAGTTTTCTTGCCTTAATATCATTTAAGTTATTATAATAATTCTCACCCTGTATCATATCCAGTGTATAGTGCTGGTCTATCAAATCCCGGACTATCCTGCCTTTAAATCCCGGCTCTTCTGAAAGCCCATAGTCCTCTATATCAGATACTGTAAAATTATTTAAGATCATTTCTTTTCCTTTACAAATTTACTCATCTTATTCCAAAATTTTCTTACCCAATAATTTTGATAGTAAGCTACCAGTTCTATATTATTATTGCTTATATCTATTCCTGCATGGTTTAAAATCCTATGCGTTAGATGTAGTGTTTCATGTACCATATTATAATAACTCGAACAATTTTTAATCCATACATAAAATAGCGTAACATCCCCTTCTGTTATTTGTACTGTCAATGCCTGATCAGTTTCATTTATCGAATTATCTACTTCTTCATTAAATTCCTCTCTTTTACCTATAAGAAGCCATACGTTTGCATGGAATAATTGATCAAAAAATTTAAATCTCATATAAACTCGAAACTCTTTAATTTACCGATCATTTCTGCAATGCCAGTAATAGCATCTGGTGCGTCATCGAATTTGTTTTTGCCTTCTTTTAAGTAGGATATTAAATCCCGGTGAAAATCTGGCCATCTATCTTTCCAGTTTAAAGGTAAATATATATGCTCCTGCACAAATGCCGAAGCTGAGAATATCCGGGCTTCTTTATTGCCTGCCTGGTGAAACCACTTAATAACAGGGCTTCGGCTTTTATGATTTTCCCATAGTATCCTTTGCACTGCCCTTGCAAAACCTCTACCACCATTGTTTGATTCTATATAGGCTAAGTTCACTTTATTATCATGAAGGAATTTAGCTTCGGCAGGTTCGGTTATCTCCATACCATCCTGAGTGTAGTAAACATCCAAGATATAAGCCTCTTTGTTGTACTCACCGAATACGATTGAACATAACCAGTCATTTCCGGTATCTGCCGTATCGGTATAGGACAGTATTCTCTTAAATAGCGATCTGCCATTTTCATCTTTAGGAATATCCTTGTAAGTCTTTAATTGCTTATATAATATTCCCTGCAAATCTATCGGCTTCTGGTGGTAGTTAGCCTCAAATATCATGTCCACCATTTGAGATCTTAGATACAGATACCTCTCGTAAGATAAGAAATCCTCGCATAACATCTTATTGGACTTCTTATCGTAAGCCTCCATTTTTAGAATAAGCCAGTTATCCTTATCCTCGCTGTCTAAAATCCTTCCGCACAAATCTTTCTTGGACCATCGTGTCATGTTTAGTATCTCTAATGGTTCTCCATGCTCGGCCGAAGTCCTTGATAAGAATGTCGAAGTGTACCATACCCAGAGTTTATCCAGATGATTTTCATTTAATGCTTCCTCTGCACCTTTTACCGGGTCATCAATAAGTAATGTAGTTCCACCCTTGCCAGTGATCGTGCCTCCCACACCGGATCCGATATAGTTAAAAAACTGTCCTTCAAGTGCCCACTTCTGGTAAGAGGCATTACCCTGTTTGATCTTAGTGTCTGGAAATATATCTGAATATATAATATCCTCATCGAAGTTCCGGGTAGCATCTATACCGTCCCGGGTATACCTACTAAAATCTGAAGCAACGTCATCGTTGTAAGAGCAGGCTATAATACGCTCACTTGTATTTTTACCGAGTGTCCATTCGCAAAAATTAACTAGCGTCCGGGTATTGTGAGTCGGTATTAATCCCTTTCCTACTAAATATATATCATCTATAACACTTATACATTTTACAGAGTATCTACCACAAGGAGTTATATTTTTTATAAAATATCTTTTTTTATCTTCCCGGTCATATGATACTTTATTATTTACTCGTTCTTGCTTTCTTTGAAGTCTGAATACTTTATCATTTTTACATACTACAAAACATATCCTGTATTTTTGTCCAATATATATACCATTTAATTTTGCTTCATATTCTTTAATAGTTGTCTTATATCCTAAACTCCGAGCAAGAGAGTTAAATTCTTTTGCAAGTCTTTTATTAGTATTGCAAAATTCACACATCCCTCTTTTAATATTAACTGTACCGTCTGTATCCATTAAGCCTTGAAATAGACTCAACCTTTGCTCGTAACTTGCATTAAAATATATTTCTGGTATGTGTTTATTCTTGAGTAAATTGTTTATTCTTAATTTCCGATATAAACCCTCCGGTGTCTTTCTATAAAGATTTTTTTTATCTATCGTAGATTTACCGGGAATGCTATTATACATATCCGAGTCTTTTAGACTGGAATATATTGTGCTATCTTTACCACTCCCATCGCCCAACCAACACCCTAATAAATAAGGTTCAATTGGCAATTCTATATAATCATTTATTAATGGTTCTGTAATTCGTATTGCTGGACTTTTTGCATGGTATCTATCGAATATATGCTGGGTTTCTAATATTTCTACTTCTCTGCCTATTCGTTTTTGTGTCCCCTTTATTCTCGTATCTCTATTGGCCTCAATCATCCATAAATGTTCTTTAGAACAAACTATCTTTTCACCAGTATCAAATTCCACCCTCATGCAATCGTGCATATAACTTTCTTGGACATTATATATTTTAACTGGTTTGCCATATTGATTATAAACAAAATCACCTATCTGCAATGAGCCATGAGTTTTCCATCCTTTAGTAGTTAATACTGGTGTACTATCCTCAATAGCTTTCCCATGCTGAGGAGGAATATTTATCATCAGTTTTTTATAAGGCCTCCCATTCTTATCCAACAGCTTCCCATAGTAAAAATTCTCCAATGTTTTGCATAACTTAAATAGGTGGGGCCGGGTTTCGGTATAGTATTCCGGTGCTTTTATCTTGCAGTATTCCCAAAAATCCCTTCGGGCCAGTTCAATCCTTGCCTGCCTTCGTATCTCCTTTATCTGTAGAGGATTTATTTTTAATTGTGTATCCATATGCTATTGCTTTTAATTCTTCTATCGATAGGCCGGAAAGGTCTACTCTCTGGTTTAATTCTCCTTCGATTTCTACATGCGTCTTATCAGCTATGAATTTCTTTAGAACAGCCGAGGCCAATTTAGGATTGACGAAGCACCATTGTGCCAGCCTTTCCCAGTAAGTTATCCCTGCCTTCTTGGCTTCTTTTTCAAGAGCTTCTTCAAGTAATGTTAAATAATTCTTTTGACCTAATGGCCTACCTTCCGGATTTGGACTTTCCATTCCTTTTCGCCATTCAGGATTGCCTCGTTTTTCTTCTGATTTTTGTTTTTTTTTTGTTTTATCTATTTTGTCATCCACTGCTAATCACTGCTTTCAATGCTCTGTTCTGCTCGGTTATCACATCCTTGTAATACTTCAGCTGCTCAACCTCTATTCTTGCTTTCCCTAACTTCCCACTGGCTACAAATAATGCGTTACCTATATCTACCAGCAGATTTGAATTTTTAACTAATATACCTTGAATCGCATATACATTCAGTTCCTGTATTTCTTCCGGGGTCAGCTTTTGAATTTGATCTTTAATCTCCATTTGGGCATAAAAAAAACTCTTTTTAGAGTTTATTGGATAATTATAATAAGTATATAAAAAATATAACTATTTTTAAAAAAAGTCAATAAATTTTTTTTCACTTAAATCCATCAGGCATTTCAAAGCCAATTTTATTCTCTATTTTCCGGCATGTTCTTCTTATTTCTTTTTCCATCTTTATTTTAAAATTAAGCAGATTGATACTGGTCGGTGGTCTGCCCTCATCCTTCGTGTAGTCAATCTTCCCTTCTGCGCTTCGTGGATAATTCAATATCATCTCTTCTAAAAATTTCATATCCTCACTCAATCTGTCAAGTGGTTTTATAGCAAGTTTTTTTATCCTCAAATATTACTCCTATGCCATGTCCTCATAATCGATTTTTACTTCTTCTATTGTATCGAGCCTTACTTCCGGCCCCTCGGTAACTATTAAGATTTCACTGCTTTCTTTTCTCCTCTTCATCACTCCCCAGACGTCATTGCCTTTTCTGACCTTCTTTTTATTGTGGAATTTTATATTGCAGCGTATTGCAATATTTGTAAAACTTAATCCCTTATCCCTAAAACTGAATATAAGGTCTATTTCTTCTTTTGAGTATCTTACCACTTTGCCTTTAAGTCCTTTCGGCCTACTGTACTGTTTTAAATATCTTCCCTTATCTTTATCTCTCCATTTATGCAGTTTTTTTCTATTTCTTTCCAGTATCTCTTCTTCTGTTAAGGTACTTAGCTTTCTGCCTTTAATCCAAGGGATATGGCCTTTAGTATATGCGTTTACCGGATAACTCCCTTTTACAAAACGGCCTCTTGAATCTCTTATAACTTTATTACAGATCAACTGCCTTTCTTTCCCTCATCAGTCTATCCCAAAAGTGGAAGTTTCTACTTGCACGGGTTATTATGATATTACCACCAGCCTTATCTTTCATGTATCGATTTCTACTACCTGATTTTTTTAGATAGTCGTTTATAGAATTTAAAGACTCTTGACTAATAATACTAATTAGTGGAAACTCTTTTTTTATTATCCTTTGCTGCATATAGTCTCCAAAAAGAAGAGGTTAAAATTCTTAAAACCTTAACCTCTAATTTTCTGCTTACTCATACTAATATTATATTTTATTTTTCGATTAAAAACTATATTTTTTTATCACCCTCAATCTATCATTAATATATCTACATTCTTGCCATATAGCCAGCTGCTTACCCTGACCAGTATTTTCTTTAAGAGCTTCTTAATTATCCCGGGCCGGGCCTCGTATCTTTTAAGATCTCCATAGCTGAATTTCTTTGTTTGAAGTGATACTTTAAGCATGCCTGCTATCTTCTTTTCCATATTCATTCCATCTACTATATCACATCTTATATATTCTATTTCTTCAATT